TGATACGGCAGGCAAAGTTAGTGCATACTCTGTAGCATTGCCAAATACGTGCAACTTAGAACCCTCATTGATAGTAAGAGTATCTGCTGCTGCGTGTATCTGATAAGGGATTGTCATACCAGTCCCGGCATATATAACACCGTCGGCATCAATATAGACGTCATCTCCCCAATTTGCCTTATCGGCTGCAAAAGCCCCCCAAGCAAATAAGATTATGCTTAGGAAAGCTACCAAATATTTCTTGTTCATAGCATAACCTCCATTTTCTTATTTACTTAAACGCCTGTACTTGCTAATCCTGCTCTCCAATCAAACGCACCTGTATCATAAAGCATACGTCCCTTGAAGTTGTAAAATTCGTCTTCTTCGTCTATCCAAGATGTAAAGTGAGGCTTAGCTGACCATACTACCGCGAGTAGTTTTAACTCAGGATAGATGATATACCAAGCTGTGTCTGAACCACCAAGAGCTGCTGAAAGGTATCTCCATTCTATTGGTTCATACATTCCGGCGAATCTGTTGATTTCTCTTAATGTAGTCCCAGGTCTCTCTGTTGCTCTGTCTGAGAATACTCTCATAATAGCCCCTCTTAGTGCAGGCGGATAAAGTATGATTGGTTTCTCTGATGTAGCAATCGGGATTCCTTTAGGGTCAAAAAAGTTGTCAGCTATCTGACTTTCGGCTAGTTCTAAGGTGTCATGGGAGAAAGCTCCTGATAATAAATTATCATAAGTTATCCCAGTTTCTTCTCTGTTCTTAGGATGTGAATTGCTGAATAGATACTGACCGTCAGGACAAGCTGTTGAAAAACCATCATAAAGTATAGAGGCTGTCTTTTTCTCGACATTCATTCTTGCGCCTCTACCCATTGCTGAGGCATCTTTTAGTTTACCTAAAAGAGCATATTCCTCTTGGTCTACAGCTTCAAAAGAGATTGAAAGTTTCTTCCATCTTTTTGCCTGTGTCAATGTCTTGGCATATCCAAGTACAGGATCTTCATATCCACCAGAAGAACCTTCAGTAGCGTCTACCCATTCACCAAGTCCACTTATTCCGTCAAACTTGTATTCCTTAGTCTTGTCGTCGATCTGATCAAACACCTTTTGATTGACTTGTTCATCTTCCTTGAAAGTCTGAAGTAAGAACTTGTCGTAAATAGGTGTATATAGTTGGTCTAATACATCTTTAGTAATCATTAGTAGTCCCTCCTTTTAATTAAGCAGCATTAACTTCAAAATGACCAATGGCATAACCATAGGTATTCGCAGCTATCGCAGCATCTGTTATGTCGATCTCATCAATAAATAACCCTTTGGCATTAGCAGCACCTGTAACATCTGAGATGTCAAGAGTATTGACGCTCTCAAGGTCACAAATAAGTCCTACTGCTGTCTGGGTTATTACTGCATCAGCTTCAACAGGTACAATAAACTGATACTTGCTTAAAGGTGGGATAACTAACACACTTAAACCATCGTCACCAGAATTATCTTGTGCATGAGCTGCAATTCCTAGAAATGTACTAGCAAACGCTGTGGTTGCGTTAGTTGCTTTTCCATTTCCATCATCATGAAGAGCATCACCCTTCAAGATAGTGTCAGAATCGCAAAGATAACTTCTTAGTCCGCCCTCATCTAATTTATTCAACAGGCTAAAACCTGCTGCTTTATAAACATTAGTTTTCATACTTTCCTCCTCAATACTGGTTTAAGTCAATTTTAATATCAGGAGGAAGTTGTTTGTAGGGCTTCTCGCCATGAGCATATCCGCAATCTGGACAAGGGATTTGGGAATCTTTACCCTCAGAAAGTAGATAAAAGATAGGCGTATTACACCTACCACATATATACGTTCCTTGTAAATCCTCTGTCCTATCACTCATAATCCGATTTTCTTCCTACGATCAACTGAATCTTTAAACTCTTCCTCTGATACCCCAGACCTTCTAAGAATTTCTTTTTTCTTCTTTTCCATCTCTGGGCTTAAATTTGACTTAGGTTTTGTTTCTTTATCTCTTGATGAACCATTACCCTCATCTAGTGAGGATATTCTTTCTTTCTCAGTTTCAAGAGCGTCATTCCTAGCGTCCTGTTTAATCTTTTCTAGTTCTTCATCCGTAAACTCTTTCTTGCCACTAGGCTTACTTAGTCTCTTTTCCATTTCTTTAGCAAGGAGTTCCGGACCATTTTCAACCCAATACTTTTTAGGGTCCTCTTTCATGATGTCATACATTAGGCGATACTTCTCATTCTCTTTGTAAAGAATCAAGTGTATCTCTTTATCTGTTTTGCCATCTTCTTTGAGTTCCTTTATCTTTTCTCTAGTATTAAGTTCAGGATGCTTGGTTTCCACTCTCTTAGATGATTTCTCCATCTCAGCAGTTAGTTTATCAACAGATTTCTTAGCTTCTTGACTACCTCTAAAGGCTCGTTTCTCACCGGACCTTCTTAGACTTCTTTCCATAAGCCATTCAGTAGCGGATACATTGTCTTCTAAGAGCCATTCTTCAAGGTCTTCTTTGGACATTTCACGCTTCTTTTCTCTGGGCTTATCTTTGTCATCTTCGAGGTATTTCTTGACCCTTTCCCCTTCGGCTTTCTTCTCAACGTCCTCTTTAGGAGGATTGAGTTTCTCATTAACCTCACCGAGTTGTTTCTCAAGTTCATTGATTTTATCTCTGTCTTGGGTTTTCTCAGTCTTTAAGTCTTTGATTTCTCCAGTAAGCTCACCAAACCTTTTATTCAAGCGGTCTTGGTCGTCAGGTTTCTTCTCTTCAGGTTTATCAGGTTTCTTAGCCTTTAAGATTTCTTCCTTACGTGCTTTCTGTTCTTCATCAAGTTCGTCCTCAGGTGTATCAAGAATCCTCTCATCGCCTTTAGCTATCTCTTCTGCTGTTGCTACTGTTCCTTTGGTCTTTTCTTTTTCAGCGTCAGGTATAGTTGGAGTTTCTTTACCCTTCTCTGCGGAAGCGTCCTTTGATTCTTCCTTTTTTAAGAAATTATCTGTAATTTCTTTGTGTTTCTCGAAATCGTTCATATTCCTCCTACCATAGCTTAAAGTGCTACGAACTTATATCTATTATTTTAAAGCTTTTTTAGCCTTCCCTATTTTCATTCTTAAGCCAACCACTTTCTTCTTTAGTTTCTTAGCTCTCTCTTCTGCGGCTGGACTGTCTGCCATAGCTTCTGCCTTGGCTGCTTCGTCAATTAATATGGCTAATTCATTCTCTAAGACTTCTACATCATTCTTAGATTCAGGCTTAGCGTCCTCTCCTGCTAGGAGTTTCTTCTTATATTCTGCTGTCTTTGCTTCGACTTCTTTCTCTTTTTCGTATTTAGCAATGAACTGTGCCTTACTTAGTTTAAGATTCTCTGGAGCATCAGGCATCCTCTTTACTGGTTTTTGTTTCTTCTTACCCGTCATTATTGGCATCTTTCTCCTTTATTGTTTTAACCCTATCCTTTACTTTACCCAAAAGTTTAGGGATTAAATCCTTCTGGGCTAAAAACTTCTGAGCGCCTGTACTATCCCCTTCCCTAGTGCATCTATTCACCTCCTTTTGTAAATATTCTGCATGTTCTTCCAAAAGATTAACGTATCTTCTCCATTCTGGCATTGATAGTAATGTCTTCCAATCTAGGAACTCTGTTAATAATATATCACTCATTAGAATTGACCGCCTCCTGGGGTTGGTTGTTGTAAAGGTTGATTAGTCGGCATATTTGGTTGAGATGGGTTCACGGGTTGTCCTTGATTTGGTTGTTGCCCCATAGTCGGAGCGTTTGGCCCCTGTCTCCCTATAGTTTGACTAGCGAGTTGATTCGCCATCTTCTCTTGTTGGGATACTTTCATAAATTGTCTTACGTTTACTATAGTCTTGAGTAAATGATCTTCAAAGTTAGGTCGATACTCTTCGGCTAGTTCGTGGATTTTCTCTTGTTGAGATACGTGTCCTGCTAAGTGTTGTAAAGCTTGAGCAGTCGCCCCCTCTGGTGGGTCGAAGGCATCTCCTTGCATAAATCTTGACCATTCGCCGTTAACTTCTTCTAAATCGCCCATCTTGCCTTTAGGTTCTTTGCCTAGATAGCGTTCTATATCTATATCTCCTACCATTTCTTTGACTGTATCTGCTGTTAGGTTATAATTCCCCTTAGGATTGAGCTGTGGATGAACCCATACACTCGTCTGTAATGCATCATAAGCCCACGCTAGAGCCTGTCTCTTGAGTGTTTTAGACCCCATGTGTATATCTGGTGTCATGCGTGCGTCATAGTTACCTCTTAGGGTTTTTACTGATAGATTAGGAAAGATTTTCTTCCCATCCTCTCCTAGAACTCTCTCTCCTAGTGTTGGAGGAGCCCAGTCTTGGTACATATTGATAAACATTGTGATTGCTTCGGTAATCTCCTCGATTATCCTATTAACCCATAAACCAAAACGTGTCTCTGATTTCTCGTTGATTATATTATCACGCGTCGCGGTTCCCGATACTCCCTTCTGATTACTCATAAAGTAAGAAGCAGCACCGGTTAGTCTTTCAAGCATCTCTAATAATAGGTTGATTGTATTGAACTCCCAGACGAATGATCTCTGGAGATTAGGGAAATATACACTGTCTGAAGGCTTATCATCCCCTGTAGGATAGGATACTCCACCTCTTAGTTTATAGGATTGTTTCGTATACCCCTCGTCTGTTACTCTATGAAATCCGAACGGACAGTTAGTAAAGAATTGGAAATCTGATGCTTGGTTGAAGATGTTATTTATAGCATTGACTATAGGAGCGATTAGTTTCATCAAAGATTTACCCCTTACCTTGCCTGGTCTTCTGATTAACGGACCGCCTACGAATGGGATTTTACCTGTTCGAGTGATCTTCCTTAAAGGTTTCCCTGCCAGAAGAGTCATAGTATAAGGTTCTACTATAAAACGGAACTTCTCTGTCTTCTTACCCTTTTTGAATGTCCCATACCATTCTAGTAAGTCGATAGGGAATACTCTTGGGTCGAGGTCTTTGGTATCTTTGATCCCTAACTGGTCGTCTTTTATCTTCTTGAGTCCACCGCTCTTTTCTATTCTTGCTGACTTAATCTTACTTAGGAACATATCAACATCATCATCGGGGATATTCTTGAAGATTTTTCTTTCAGTTCTGTCTTTGAATTTATCACTGTCTATATGTAGAACGTGGATTAGAAAACTCTGTTCTTGTAGATTCTTACCATAGTCAGGGATTACAATATCATCCACATCAGCTATGTTCTCAAGAACACCTTTCTCAAATCTCTCTTTTACTGTCTTTATGTCATATTTCTTAAACTTGTTATTCTTATCTTGGACTGGGATTCGCTTATCTACCCATTCATACCAGACTTTCCAATAGACTTTAAATACTGAAAAACCTAAGCATATCTTATTATGGATATAATCATCTATCTCAGGATAGACGTTGCCCTCATTCTTACTTACTGCCCATTCAGCGAACTTCTTTATATTATCTCTGTTCTCGAAATCGTTCTCTTCTACTGCTACCCAGTGCATTCTTGAAGGATTCCATGAAGTAGCTAAGAGAGTAGCTTGGTAGGAATCAGCAGTTGACGGGGCTATCCCTAGGTTTCTATCAGCCATATCAGGCTCTTTAGAGAGGTCTTCTAGGACTGAAGGCTTCTCAGCTTCGTATTGTTGGATGTCTTTCTTCTTCTGGGCTAGCCAGTCTGCGGCTGCGTCTGTGCCTACTCGGTAGTCATCTTCTATCATAGAACAGATTTCTTTCTGCATCTTGGGAGAGTAGGAATCCGACTCTAATTCTATAGGAATCGGTTGAATCTTCTTCTCGTCAGGTGTTAGAGGGTTCTTTTTATCTTTCATTGATTACTCCTAATTGTGAGTCTTACCGAATGCTCCCGTTTTCTTACCGAAGGGGTTTATTATCCCACCTTTCTTCTTTTCCTTCAACGCATCCATCTCTCTTAATATTTTATCTATCTGATATTGGCACTCACTCTTGGTTAAGTTGTATTGCGTCCTTCTTGCGCTCCCTGTGTAATGAGCTATGCCTCCACTTGGGTCTCTTACTGCGCAGAATACTATCTCTTTCATGTCTATAAATCTATCAGGCTCTTTCTCGAACGCTGCTTTCTTCTCGGCTAATATCTCTTCTGGGGTCTTTATTTTGGGTTGCTCTTGCATTTATCTCCTTATTTATCTATACCTTTCTCTCAAAAATCCACTATCCGATCCTCTCTTGAAATCATATTTTATAGTACCAATCTTTTTTGACATATACAAGTTTAGTCCTATTAAAATAAGAGCTAGTAATACTTCTGCCATTTATATCCTTAATTACCTTTTTGTTCTAGTGCTTTTATTCTTTTATCCATATCATCTAATTCTTCACACACAGCATACGCAAATCTCTCAGACTCGGTCAATATCTGACCTTTAATATCTTCGCAATTCATTCTTTCTTCTACTCTTTGAAGAAACTTAGCTCTTCCTTCAACATTTTTCCACCGCGTAGTCACTAACTTATCCATGTTCCTCCTTAATATAATTTCGGTACATTCGGATCAAACTTGCTTACTGTTATGTACCGTGGATTACTCATCGCAAGGTATCTGGTTACATCTGAGAAATCTTTGTACTTCTCTCTTGGTTTCACTTTGTCTTTCACATCTCCGCTTGAGGTTAAAATGTCTCCTCTTGCATATCTTGATAAGTGTCTAATTGTATTAATACAGTTCTCTGTTATTAAAATCTTAGGTTGGACGACTATCTCTTCGTCCTTCTTCTCCCAGTATAGGAGTTCTCTGACCTTTAAATGTCCTGCTTCTAGTGCGTCTATACCATCTACGAACCTTAATCCACGCTTTAGAAGCTCTTTCTTAGGTGTTGTGCTTGACTGTCCGCCTTGTCTCTCGGCTAATTGGACTGTCTTGTTCCCGAAGTTGGGATCTATAATCCTCTTATGTATCGGTTTCCTGAATATCTGTCTTAGTGATTCTTCCTTCTCTTTGATGATTTTAGCATACTCGGTATAGGTTTTGTCATCTGAATACATCTCGTTGAAGTTCCTTTCAGGATACTCGTCTACGATATAAATTGTACCGGTGATACTTACCGCGGCCCAGATGATCGCCCAGGGTTTCCTATCGTGAGGATCTAATACTTCGTAGAGTGTAACTTTATTGAATGGTACGTCCTCGAAGGGGATTACATGAATACCTTTGTTGAACTTCATGTATATCTTCCCTGATAGATTGATTGGCATACCGTAGATACGAGACTTGATTTCGTCTTTAGTCATCAACTTAGTCTCTAAAAGTGTTCTCTCTTGGTCTATATAAGGATTCTCCGTAGTCCAGAGGAGGTAAAAGCGTATTCCTTCCTTCTCTACTACTCTAGGGAGGGTCTCATCTACCAATGGAGCGTACTTTGACTCAAGCGTATCATGGTTTTCAAAGATATTCTGTAAGAGATCAGTGACTCCTTTCAATGATGTCATGGTAAATATCATCTCACCATTTCTGTCAATAAGTCTCATTCTCTGCTCTCGGTATATATCGTAAGGGGCTTCTTCATCGTTCCATATACCGTCCAAATCTTCACCCTGGAAGCTTTCTCTTTCTTGGTCATAGGACTTGAAAATACCTATTGAACCATTCTTTAGAACTATCTTCCGATTGGTGAATCCTGTGATTTCGTTATATTTCCCATACTTTATACCTAGCTTGGGGAGTAACGACCAGACCTTTCTTTGTTGGATATTCACACTATCTTGGAATGTCTCTGCACATAACCACCATCTTTGATTTGGTTTCTCTCTCATCTTGTTGAGGACGTATTCAGCACCTTTCTCAGTCTTGCCTGAGCGATTTCCTCCAAAAAGTCCTTTGACTTTAGATGGATCTTTGCCAAACCTTTCTTGCTGTTCCAAATTTTCAAAGAACGCTAAGGGGTCAAGTTTCTTGCGATACTTTAATTCCCTTTCGTTTCTCCATAATTGCTGCTGCAATTTGAAGAGACTCGTTTTCGATAGTTTCTTTTGTTTTACCATCATTTTCAGTATATAGTGATTGACTAAAAGTATGATCTAACCTCTGTGCATCTGTCCAGCCAAAGTTCTTTAAAGCGAATATGTCTCCACTTCTGCCATGTTTTCTAAGGGCTTTCTCATAAGACTCTTCTACTATTAGTTTGGCTTCAGCTACAACTTCTATATATCCTTTCCTTCGGCTATAATCAGAAAGACTGGCTTTAGAACCTACAACTAGGGCTAAACCGGATACAGTGTATTCTTCTTCTTTTGTTTTATTGAGATATTTATTAAACGCTGTTGATAGGTGTTGTGGGGTAGGGAATTTGCGAGGACGTCCACCTATATTCTTTTTTAAGGGTTCGATAACTTTGTCTTTAACTTCCATCATTCTCCTTAAATACAATAAACATCTATATGTTTTAATTCTTCTTTAATTTTTTGAGCGTATTTTGTCCCGCCAATCCGTAGGGATTCTTTTAAGACAGTTTTTCTAGCTCCCTTACCCAAGACTTTCATAAAATCCATACAGTTTTTAGTCGTGATACTGATTATAATATCTCGTTTCATCCCTTCCCTTATACTTCCTGAGGTCATTTACTACTAATACTACGAAAATTATGAGTATTACTAGGTGTATATCAATCATTTGGTCTCCAATCTCCTATGAGTTT